GAGGGTGCGACCACCATCGATCAGCTCACGAGCCAGGTCTTGCATCTGGTGCTTCTCGCCCAGTGCATTGATGGCGGCGATACGAGTCCGCTCGGCCTCAGCGGCCTTGGACCGGATCACCTCCAAGTCGGGGGTGTTTTCTTCCATTGCAGGAATGGGGGTAGATGCGGGTTCGGCCGCTTGGCGTGTCGTTGCTTCTTCCACTACTTCCGTAGAGGCAGAAACTACTTCGTCACTAATACTAGGCTCAGTGACTTGCAAGACCTCATCCATAACTGGCTCCGGGGAAAGTAGTGAACGGCCGATCCCGATTGTGGGATCTGCCGGAATACTTACAACCGAAACTTCGTGAGGCGACCAATTGGTGGCAACAAAGTCACCCTCGCGCTCTTCCATCTTGTCGATGGCGTAGCCGAAGCTGATCCCGCGCAAGATCCCGTCCTTGACATCATCAAGAACTTCTTGGGCAAATTTGTTGCGTGAGAAACGGACTTTGGCGTAACCGCGCTTCTTCTTGCCGTCGATCCATGCACGCTCGACCACTCCCACAACTTTGTCGGGGTTGTGATTGAACAGCAGCGGAGCGCCGTCGTTCAGACGGGAAAGATCTGCAGCCTGTTCGTCATGGCTAAGTACTTCGTTGCCGAAGTAACGGGCCACGGGGTACTCAGAGCTGAAGGGGAACTCAAAGGTCCGCTCCTTGATGCTGCGGAACTCGGTGGCTTCCGTACGGGTGTACTTGCCGCCCTCGATGTCACGCACAGCAGTCTTGGTTTCCTCAGTCTCAGGAACCTCAACTTCAACCGACCGCAGTGGGGCGATTTTGGTGAGAGTACTGAAGCGGTGGCCGACGCGGGTGTCGGTCTTGTCGTAGCCGTCGCCGTCTGCGCTTGGCCTGTAGATACAGATCAAGGCAGCGGGATCTTCGGCAGTGCCATTCACAGTGAAGGAGCTGTCGGGAACGTTGATAGTTCCGTCACGCTCTACGCGCTCGATCAGTCCGCGGGCAGTGCCACCCGAGCTGTTCCAAGACACGTAGTCGCCTACCTTCAACTGATCCGGCTCTGCACGCTGAAGTTCAGCATCCATAGCTTTTTCGTTGGTAGCGGGTTCAAATTCGAGCGGCTCATACCCGTTGTCCGTTAGCCACTCACGAGCTTCGGCAGCGGTGAAGCGGCTCAACTTCAAGCGGATTGCTTGAAGCTCAGACCGATCCTCATCCTCTTTGATGCCGAATATGAAATCCACCCCCTCACCGCCTCTGTCGTTTGCACGACGGAAGCTGTCGTATTGGGATGGATCACGCAGACGAGCTGCGTGCTCGTTTGGATAGGGACGCTCACCGACTTCACCGAAAGTGGCATCGAACTGAAATAGATCGATCTCGCCTTCCACTGAAGAATCGGCCAGGGCTTGCATAAGTCTATCGGCGGCCTTTTTTATGCTTTCGGATTTCGCATCCGCCCAGCTTTTTCCTGCATCGCCGCCCCACGCTGCCCATGCAACTCTCCCAGGGCTTGGATAACCAGCCTCACCAGGGCTAAATCCCTCGGCTTGTTTATCTACAGCGTGCCTGGCGAACCACGCCGACATGGCAACAACCACGTCAGCAGACATTTCCTTGCCACTAAGAATCTGAGATGCACGTCTGGAAGCAACTTCCGTGCCGCCTTTTTGCCCATCGGCCTTCCAAGCCCGATAACGCTCTGCCTCTGAGCGCATCCCCTCAGTGGGCATGAGGTTGATCTCTTGCCCATTGACAGTAGCCATGACTATTTACCTAGGTGGTTTCGCGCTTGCGGCTTGTGCGCTTGGCACGTGCAGGCGGTGTTTGCTCTGTTGTAGCTGACTCAGGTTCAACAGCTGCATCGCTGATTGCAGGAATACCCGCGTCAAGGATGTCCTTGTCGAGAATGACTCCCGTGTTTTGTGCGAGCTCCTGCTCGCGAGCAAGCTCAGCGATGTTGTCGTCGTAGTCCCCGCCGGTGTAGGCAATGATTTGGGCCTTGGTCATGTAACCGGCCTGCTCAGCCTCGCGGTAAGCCTTGACTTCCTTGAGCGGGTCGACCCAGCTCCAGCCGCGTGCCATCCAGCGAGGAGTTTCGTAGCGCTCGGGGCGAGTTTCAAAGTCGGGCAGTGCTAGTTCGCCGCTAAGAACTGCAAGGCCGAGCCACTCGCGGAAGATCCGCATGTGGAAGTTCTCGATCAGGTAGTTCTGTACGACGCGCCAATGCTCACGATCCTCTAAGAGGCTGAGGCGGCTGGAGGAGTAATTCGTGTCGCTGAAGTCGCGGCTGAGCGTCTCGTAAGAGCAGCCAAAGCCAGACGCAAAACGCCGGACCTTATTTTTCACGAACATCTCGAACTGCTGGTCAGGCGAGCTGATGTTCGGAACCGTGACGGATTCGCCGGGTGAAAGGTACTTGTACGTACCAGGCTCGAAGTCACTGACGCGCTGCTTGTTGTCAACGTCGTCGGCGATTAGTTCGCCTTCGTTGTTAGTGATGAAGCCCATGATCGACGCGCCGACACGGGCGCGGACCACGGCAGCCTCTTCGTAGCCCTGCAGCTGGTGGGCGTCAGACATGACGCTGTGGAACCAGGGCACTCCGCGGTTCTGACCGGGGCGATCCGGCATAAAGAGGTGAATGACGTCCGCAGCCGGGATAAATACGTGCTTATCCGACTTGTACGGCGTGTTCTGGAACATGTAGTCGCCGGGGTGGCGAGTTAGGAACGCATAGCGAACCGGACGGCCCCACTCGTTGACCTCGACGCCATTGCGCCATTCGTTCATCTTCTCCAGGGTGCCGCCCTGGTACTCCTCATCCAGCAGGTCGCTTTCCAGCATCTGCAGTGCTAGAGGCACCTTGGATCCGCCAAACGGGCGGCGCACAATGCGAAACAGCGCCTCGCCAGACTCAGGCAGTGCCCCGGTAGCAAGCCACTCAAGCTGGTGGAAGCTGTACCGGCCGCTCACGTCGCAGTGCTGAGCGCGGGTCCACACTTCCCACTTCTGCTCGATCAGGCGGTTAGTGCGCTCGTCACGCTTATTGCCCCGGAGCTGCAGCACCTGGGACTGTAGCTTGATGCCGGTGCCGACAACGTTGATCTGGGTGGTCCGCTTCGCTTGCCGCGCATAAGGGTTGTTGCGGACCATCTCGCGAGAGCGGTCGCGCAGCTTGCGCAGACTGGTGCGGATCTCGGCGTCAGCACTCGTCTGAGTCGCCAACCAGTCGTTGGTGAGACGGCTAATTAGTGCGCCCTGGTAGGAGCGGCGGCGGGGTGCAGGCTGCGGCTGTTGACGTCCGAAGCCCAAGAAATTGCGAACGCGAGTGCGGAGTCCCATGACTTAGGCGTTGAAGCGGACGAACATGTTGCGCGGGTTGCCTAAGCCGTTTGCGATTAGCTCGGCTTGCTGTTCGCGCTTGACCTCAGCTTTTAATTTGCCTTCGAGGGCAATTAGATCGGGCAAGTCGTACTTCTTCAGGTTACGCGTACCAATTCGGTACTCCTGGACAACTCCGCCGTCGACGATTGCGCGGATCGCCGCTTGGACAGCATCAAGGTCTTTTTCGGCTTGGGTGCGGCCGTCAAATGCTCCGGGAGTGCCGGAGTAGACCATGCTGGCCTTGACGGTCAACATGCCGTTGCCGAGCGTCAGGACCTCGCTGTCCTTCGTCGCAACCGCCTGCCAGAACCACTCGCCAGCGTCAAAGTCAGCAGTGACTGAGCCGGCAATCGTGAACTCCCACCCGGTCCCGTAAGCGGAACCGGTCGAGATCGCACCCTCAGAAGCCGTGTTGGTGCGTAAGTAGTACTTGAGCGTCCAGTCGGAGCTGTTTACTTCGTTGCCAAATACGTCGGTTGTCGCGTCGTCGCGCCACTTGACTGTGTCGCCGGCTCGGATAGTCGTTGGGATGTTCACGGCCTCACCAGCTCTTTACGAAATTGGCGCGTTTTGGCGCGTTTTGCTGCTTTGATCCTAGCGCCGGCCTTTGTTTAGGTTCATTTCGACGTTCTAATTGATCCCATATACTTCGCCTGTCATATTTTTGGTACAAACGGTGCAAGCTGGCATATGCGTAGTTCAGCTCGTCGAGCGCCTCGTTTGGACTCTGGCTCTTCTTAACCCATACGCGCTCGGGGAATCCATTCCTAAAACGCAGGATCTGGCGTTCCGCTGTCAGCTCCTGGAAGTAGTCAGGAGTGATCGTCGGGAAGAAATGCAGGTAACCAGGGCCGGGGTCATTGTGCTTGAGACGCCCGAACAGAAGCGACTTCACGCCATCCACGCCCACCGGAAACAGCTGTGCGCCTTTCTTGAGCGCCCGGCCGTTGAAATTGATGTCAACCTTGCTTGATTTGCCCAGCACGGGCTTGCCCTTCTGACCCACACCCTTAATCGCGATAACGCCCAGGTGGGCGCGCTCGCGGCTGTACTGGTAAACCTCCTGGGTGTGGTGGCCGCCGCTGTCTATGGCGCAGACCATTACCTTCATCTCTTCGCCCGCTTCGTTGACGTAGGGCTTTTGCAACACCTCGTCGAGCTGCTTCCAGACCTCGGGGCGGGATGGCGCGCCATAGATCTTGATCCGGTCGATTAGCCAGCCCTCCTCTTCGCGGCCCCATGCCCACACCGAGAGGCTGAGTCGGTCGTCCTGGACGTCGCAGCCCACGGTGAGGGCGAGTGCCTCGACTGGTGGGACACCCTGCTTGTACTTCTCCACAGCTGCGCGTTCCATCAGCGCATCGGCTCCAACCTTGGAGGCGTACTCGTCCTCCCAGACTTCACCCAGGGTGGTGTTGATCCAGGTTTTGAGCTGCTCGGCGTCGTTCTTGGAGTCGAGGAACTCTTCGACGAGGTTCGACCAGGTGGCGTTAGGCGAGTAGCTGTAGGCCGCCCAGATGTGGAAGCCGACGTGCTTGCCGTTGCCAGGCGCAGTCGGGCGCCACTCGCCGCGTTCCACCATCCAGCGCTTTTTGCTGTGGGGGATCCAGACGCCGCAACCCTCGCAGCAGTAAGAGGCGGTGCTGGGGTCGTCGTCGCGCCATTTGATGTTGCTCCACTTGAGGTACTGCATGTGCCCGCAGTCGGGACACGGCACGAAGTACCGCATCTGGTTGCTCTGGTTGAACAGGCGTTCAACGCGGCTGAAGTCTTTGATCGTCGGGGTGGAGCCGGCGACGATCTTGCGGTTCCAGTAGTACTCGGTTCGGCGGATGCCCAGCTTGATCTGGTCACCTTCCGCACCAGCCGATGCGGGGTAGCCGTCGACCTCATCGAAGAGGACTACGCGACGACTGACACGACGGAAGCCGCGGGGTGAATTGGCGCCGACCAGGCTGAGCGTGCCACCCGGAAACTGCTTCTGAAGGATCGTATTAGCGCCGTCCTTGGCCTTGCTCTCACTGACGAGACCTTTGAGACAGGGTGTGTCCCGCAGCATCGGGGCAATTTCTTCCTTTGAGTAGCCCTGTGCGTCCTCGATGGTGGGTTGAACCAGCATGATTGGCGCTGGGTCCTGGTGGATGTAATAGGCGATGACGTGGTTGAGGATTTTGGAGTAGCCGACTCGGGCTGACTTCATCACCGTGACTTGCTCGACCTTGTTATCGGTGATCGCGTCCATAATTCCCTTCTGATAGGGGAGCGTGCGCCACCGGCCGCCTTCTGCGCTTGATTCGCTGCTTAAGTAGGCGTAAGAGTCGGCCCACTCGCTCAAAGTCAGCTTTTTGGGCGGTTTGAAGGCCCTAAATGCGGCTAATTCGAGGCGGTCAATGTTGTTCATTCGTCCTCCTCACCGGCCGTAGCGCTCAAATCTTCGAGTGTTTCGCGCACGATGTCCTCCAGGACGCTCATTGCATCGGAATCGAGGTCCGGGATGCGCTGTTTGGCCTTGGTTGGGATGCCCAGCATCTTGGTACGGGCCTGGGTGACTATTTCAACCCACTTGGCCTCGATTTCAGCCGCTGGGACTAAGAGGGACTCCTTCTGCTTGCGTTCCAGTTCAAGTAATTCGGCCTTGAGGTGCTCTGTGCGGGCTCGACTCTCCTCGTATTCCGGGATCGACTCAACGGTGCGACTAATTCTGCCCTGCGGAACCCTTTCCTCACGCGGCCTGAGCGGCTTTGGCTCAGATGAGGGTGGTTTCGGACCACGGCCGATCCGTTTTTGAGTGTTCTTAGCCCATTCGTCCCGCATGGTCTCACTGTTGACCATGACCCGGCCATCCTTGGCCGTGATTGTGCTTAAACGCCCCTGTTTTACTGCTGCGTAAACGGCTTCGCTGGTTACACCGAGGGCTCTAGCCGCTTCTGCTCTCGTAATTAGTGGCATGGTTACAGCTTATCCCTCAATCGCAGCAACTTCTAACCTGTATCGAAAGAATAGTGGTATACTACCCGGCTTTTTCGATTGCTGGTTGGGTTGGGGGAGATGTTTTTAAGTATATCGAACAAACTTTCGGGGCTGATGCCTAGGAAAATCAAGCGGCTCGAAATACCT